TTTACTAAGTCTACTTTTTCCATTATCTAATTACTTTAAAGATAGCGTTATTGTCTATTTCTATAGTTTCTCCTGTACTTATCACTGTTTTTAAGAGTAACTTGTAATATCTTTCTGGCTCTAATCCACTCATGTATACATCAAAGTAGCTACTAGTAGGATCGCAACTTATTTTAGTGTAGTTGTCATCGAAGTCTACTACTATATCTTCTCCTTTTACATCTTGAATTGCCCAATAAGAAGTATTAGGTAGAGCTTTATTTACGGTATAAACAGAAGACGTAGTAAACGTTCTAGCAGGATATTTGTCTCTTGCATTTACTCTAAATCTATATTTCTCTGTATTATATTTAAAATTGCCTATGTTATTATCTATTGAAACTATGAATTGGTTGTTATTTACTACACTTAAACTTCCTGTAGTGTAAGAGCTATCGTCCCATCTCATTTCTAAGGTAGGAGGATATATTGTATGTGTATCTACTGAGAAGAAGTTAAGAGCAATGAAGCTTCCTGAATAAATCTCTAATTCAATAGGGAACTTAACAATAAACCCTGAATTTTGAGAACCACTAAACCAATTGTTAACTATTGGAGTTACATCTACGTTAAGATCTTTAGGATCTTTATAAGAAAAAGACTGAGAAACTAAAGAGCCAGTCCAATTTCCTCCTCCAGGAGTTAAAAAATAGTACGCGTCTTCCCAACCGTTAAACGGGACAGAGTATTGATTAGGATTGTACCAACATGCACCATTAATTGTTGCAGGATAATCTGAAAATTTACCTGTTCCCATGTGCCATTGTGAATAAACTTGACCAACTTCTACGCTATATGTTGTATTTAAGTTCTCAGCATTCGCTAAATATAATTTTAATCCAGCTTGCCAAGACCCAGTACGAAAGCTTTTTACTTTTTCAATGTCAGTATCAGAAAATAGTACTAGTGATCTTCTAAGATCGTCTGATAGAAGCGGGGTATTTGGATCAGACTCAACTAAATACGAAATGCTATTTACATCGTTCTTAACAGAAACTTCTAAGATTTCGTCTAAACCAGCATTTTTATTAGGAAATCTAGAATATATTGAAGCGTCTGCTGTGGGAAATATTTTATATACTGCCATTGTTGTCTAATTTAAAATGATACTACGCGACCTTGAATATCAGAAGTTAAAAACTTAACTTCAAATATAGATGGATCTAATGATGGATAAATTACATTGTTTACTGTTGCTCCACTTATATCGTAAGAATACTTAGAGTATCCGTCTATTTCTCCTACTTTATTTACTATGTCTACTTTTTTAACAGTTTGAACGCCTTCTACTTGATCTAAAACCGCATTTACGTCAGCTAAAATTATAGGCTGATTAATTTGCCAATTGTTAGTATTGAAATAATCTTGTAAAACAATTAAACATCTAGCTACAACGTCTTCTCCTACATAATTAGGTCTAATAACGATATCAAAATTACAGCCAATGTTTATAACGTAAGCTGGTTTTATGTTTATAGAGTCTGTCATCATCCTATACTCTGTTAAATACGTTTGTATATTTTTTAATAAAGACGCGGTTGGCACATCTAAAGTTCCTAAATTATTTAATCCTAGAACATAAAGACTTATAGACAGAGGATCTCTTTGAGTAGAATTTCCTTCCAAATAATTTCTAAAAGTAGCATCGTCTTTTGTTACAAATGCTTTAGAAACTTTTCCAAAATTAGGAGGCATACTTAATACTCTAGCTAAATAATCTTCTTGAGTAACAGTTCTTAATTGACTTGAAAACTGTAGTTGAGAATTTAATCGTAATTCTTCAACAGTATCTCCATCTCCACCACCAGAAGCAGGACTATCGTTGTTTGTTACCAAAGTATATTCGAAAGTTGTGTTTGTTCCTGTTACGTTTTTAGAAGTAGGAATAGTTAATTGTCCTTGTAAAACGTTAGAAGCAACTCCACCGCCTGCTAAATAAGTAAACGTAATAGTTGTATTTTTAGGAGCCAATCCGTAAGTTTGAGTGGTTACAAAGTTAGTAGGATCAAAAGAACTTGATAAAGTGCTAAGACCTCCATTTGCGTTTCCAACAGAAACAGAATTAGGATTAGGAACGACTGCAGAGTCGGCAACAGAATTAACTCCTGGACCAAACTCTATTTCTAATGTTTCGTTTGATTTAAATCTCGTAACGAATCTTCTATTCGTTCTTATCTTTTGAATCATGTAAGGAACTTGATTCCTTTCTTGAGTAGAAGTATTAGTTACTGGGTTCAATATATAGTCTTGCGCCAAATAAGGAACTTCATACCATGTATTTCCATTAGAATCTACGGCTTGTAATACACTGATAATGTTACTATCTTGTAAAGTTATAGTTGGAAATCTTTCTGCGTTACCAAAAGAGAACGTTTGAGTTTTTACTTGACCAGATATTGCTTCAGTATTTTTCTTAAGTAGAAAGCTAGTTGGATTGTTTGATCCGTCTACTGTATATACGCTTACTTCTGTAGGATCTAAAGAAGAGGATACTCTAAAATCTACTTTTTGAGGACAGTAGAATAGTACAGAGCTGTCAACATTAGACTTAACTTGCATTCCCTGTTCCACAGAAAAAGCATAAGTAAAATCAGGAATATAAACGCTAGCTGTAAATATAGAAGGTACTTGTTGATATACACTTAAATCTACAATAGCTGCGCTTGTGACTTTAGGTCTATAGCCTAACATATAGGCCATGGTGTAAAGATTATTCTTTTGTTTAGCGTATTGTAAGAAAGTTTCTTGTAATTGATTGTCTAAATAGAAAGATAAAACGTCTCCTACATAAGAAGCCATCTCGATAAACATGCTACCAGGACTGGCTTGGTTAAAATCTGTGTAAGTAGTAGGGTAATAAGATTTTGCATACTCTATCAAATCTGCTTTGAAAGAGGAGTAGTTCTTATTAAGGTATTTTATGTCTATATTATTATTTGTGGACATGTCTAAGCGTTTTGTATTTCTAGTATAACAGTATCGGTTTCTTTAGAATTTGTTAGTACGTAACTGAAGTTTATTTTAATGGAATTATTATCAGGATCTCCTAAAACTGATAAATCTCTAATCAAAACGTTTGGAAAATTATTTTCTACTTGAGATTTTATAGAAGTTTCTATTTCGTCTAAGCTTACTTGAGATATTTGTTCAAAAAGTTTAGATCTTAATCCAACTCCGAAAGTGGGATTAAATGGTCTTTCTCCTTTATCTGTGAGTAGAAAGTTTATTAAGTTGAATTTAGTCTGCTCTTTAGTGCTATACACAGAAGTAAAAGCAGTCGCGGCAGAAAATGGAAGCTTTACTCCAACTCCAATAGACGGTCTTAAATCGACTACATTTATCTTTCTTAAGTTATATGCCATTAGATAGCGCCTTTAGCTTTTAATTTACTCATAAGTCCAGTGAAATCAGGAACTTCGTTTATTTGTACCATGCTTGGATCAGAACTAGGTCTTGCTGTTGCTAACATACCATTAACGTCTCCTACTGCAACTTGCTTTGGTTGAAAGAAGCTAGTTGGATCTATTCCTATTGAATCAGGTCCAATATCTGAAGTATTAAAAGACATATCGTCCATGTCACCCATTGCCATAGCCGTCTCGTTTAGCATATTTGCCAAAGGATTGCCTGTGAAGTTAGGCTTAGGACGCACTGGTTGTGTGTTTAGTGTTGCTGGCACAGCCATTTTAGGTCTCTTTGATTCTTTTATAACCTCTTTAGGAGCGCTTGAGGATTGAATCTCCTTTAAAATGGTAGGCATTTCTTGGCGGATCGCTTTAGCAACCTCTTCCCTGATCAATTTTCTAAGTAAATCTACTTGATTTGTTTTTGCCATATCTTATAAATATTGATTTTTAATTTTGCGTAGGAACTATGTTAGACGTATATTTTCTATTTGGATCCGTTTCTTTTAGATCAGTGCCTAGATTTTGGGCTTGATTTGCCATGGCCTTACGCATTCTCTTTCTAAGGGCCTTACCTCCAGGAAGTTTATTAACAAACGCATTTAATCCCAATCCTACATTTTCATTTTCGTTATCTGAAGGATCTAAATCGCTTATGCTAAGAGAGCTTATATCTATATCGTCTATGGTAATATCAGTATTTTCTAAATTATTTAAGGAGTCTATTATAATAGTTAAGTCAGAAGGATCTATTCCAGTCAATGACTTATTAACAAATCCCCCAGCGCTTAAAAGCAATTTAACTTCGTTCACTATTATATTATCATCTGAGGCAAAAGTAGGTGTAGATTGTACCACCTTTATTTTATTTCTATCCAAAGCTATTCCGAATCTTCTTTTTATAGAAAGAACGGTGTCAGTTGTTTCTTCTGTAACTATTTGAATTATATAATCTCCATAAGATCTACTCTTAAGAGTCCCAGCGTTATTAGTTGTATCTATAAAATCCTGTAAAACTTTTTGAGCGTCTTTAAGTTGCTGAATTGTATCAACATAATCCTGTTTTAACTCCGCAGGGCACTGATCACAACTAGATAGGTTTCTTGAAATTAATTCTAATTTAGGGATTATCACTACTACTTGGTTAATAATATACAAACATAAACCTTTTATAATGCTTAGAAGTTCATTTATTTGTAATAATCTATGTAAGAAAAATGTAAGGCCTTTATTAACAATAATGTCTTCAAAAGTTGCAGAAATTCCAGTTTGAACTCCAACTGTGTTAACTACTTGAGGAATAGGTATGCCAAAGAAAAATTTTCTAAGCTTATAGAATATTTTAATCAATAAAAGTGATATTCTAATTATAACTTGGAATAAAGAAATAAAAGAAGCGATTTGTCTAGCTATGTTTATAATCGTTTTTACTCCTTGTATTATTGACTTTAAAAGAGGCACCGCTTTAGAAGGGTCTATAATATTATCTAATTGTCTTATTTGTTGAGATATGGCGCCTTTTGTAAAAGTATCAATCTGCTGTAAAACACTTTTAGGATCGTTTATAGCTTGAATAGTAATACAGATTTGTCTTACCTTATTAATGGTGTCTATTATAGAATTAAAATCATCATTTGTAAATTGTCTTAGATCTATTTTTCTATTTAATGAACCTATTGCGTTAGTTATAAAATTGCTTAGTATAGTAGATTGTGGATAACTTTGTGAAAACTCAGGATTTACTAAAGAAGCGCTAGAATTTACATCGTTTAAGTCCTCTAGTATTGAGGTTACTTCTGCTATTAAAGACTTTAATGCTCTTTGTGTTTGAGAATTCTTAGGTATAAGACTTAATGCAGTATTAGATCCTGCATAAACAGACATAAATCTATCTATAATAACTTGTACATCGTATGCATTTTTTTGAATTTGCCATTTTCTTCTACCCAAAGGAGTTTGATCCTCAGGTTGCTTTGTTGGATCAAATTTTTGTAGACTATCTGGTATTTGATTTGCTGCAAAACTAAATATAGCACAAAAATCTATAGAGGCTATACCATTAAGTATTCTAATTAGTCCTAATTGTAAAGGATTTTGAAATGTTCTTCTAGCCCCGGTAGTTCTATTTGTTTGAGCTAAATTAGTTTTTCCGTAAAATACTTTAGATATTTGTTTTTTTATTTTAGAAGAAGTCCTAGCAACTACATTTATTACTTTTTCGAATCCCTCGCCTAATGTATCATAGCTATTCAAATTTACTGGCAGCTGAGATAGTATCTGCGCGGTGTCTATATCTACATCATAGTATTGATCGCTCATAGTTATCTAGTGTAAGTGTTTTGAGAAAGTGTAGAGTCTAGGGAATCTAATAAAGTAGATGCCGCTGATTCTATTTCGAACCCTTGATTCATAATAACTGTAATAGAAGCAGCAATTTTATTATTACCTTCAGCAACCCTTGACATTTGTTGACCAACAGATTGTAATACAATGCAGAAATTCTTTAATTGATTAACTAATGTTCTTCCTAATATTACATTTTCTCCCAAAGCTTGGGCTTCGTGGCCTAATTCTACTATATCACAATCCAATATGATCTTTTCTTTTGCGTCTAGGTTTATAGTTTCAGTAGAACAAATAGAGACTGCTCTTTTGCCGGCTAAAATTATGGCATCTTTTTTAGAGTGCAATAACACTCTATCCGAAGACAATATAATTTGTGCTTTATTGTATGGAAATAATAATTTATCTAACATTTTTAACCTATTGAATTTTTATCTTGCGTATTAGCGTCTACTATTTCATTAGAAATAATAGGTTGAGAAGCCATTCTAACATTACTGGTCTTTTCTTGATATTGAGCATTTATTCTACCAAAAGATCTAAACTCAAAATTATTTAAATCTTCTAATACAATCTCTTGATCGTATGTCAAATAAAGAGACGAAGCATCCTTATTAATATTTTCTATTGTAGGAGCAAAAGAATCTGCTCTATTGTTTGGAGCTCCCTGACCGTTAATCATCATAGTTATGGGACTTCCCTGCGATCCTTTTCTAGACCAATTATTAGAAGATCTAATGGTTTCTGTAGTGCTTCCAAATCTTAAAGATTGACCGTTTCTAGATTCTAGTATTGTATCGCCTTCAAAAGGTTTTAATCTTCTTACGTTATTTTCTTTGAAGTATTGTCCAAGAAACAATTGAATTTGCTGATTATTTTCTTGAATGTAATTAGGTTGGTTACCTATATCTGATAACTGTTTACTCCACTCAATCAAATTAGGCATTGCACTATGATTAGGGCTAGATCTCCATAAATTAAAAGGCGGTAAATAGAATAGCGTTTTTGCTTCAAAAGAATCATTCAAAGTCTCAGAAGGTCCTGGGAATATGATCACTATCTCGTTTATTAGAGGATACTGATTCATAAAACTAAATATTGGATAAGCTGGTGCGTTTGCTTCATCTGTATTTAAAGTGGTAAGACTAGAATATACTACTTCGAATTTTATCTTACCGATATCTCCAAAGTTTGTAAAATTAGGATCAGGTGTATTTGTACCTTCTAATACGTCTGACATCACAATACTTTTTACCCTACCTATAATGT